GACTGCAGCGGCTGTAGGTACGTCTTGACCCCAAATAGGTACGTCTTCAGCCCAAAGTGGGGAAATGGGAAATGCTGGGAATCCCACTGCTAATACCGCTCTCATACCGCTCTTAATACCGGTATGACCTCTGAAACCCATCACCTATAGGCTTTCTAATACCGGTCTTCATACCGGTATTTACATTAGCCCGTTTAAACAACAACCAAACGTCTGTAGCCGATCCCTGACAATTCTCGACAACTAATCCAATTAATTGCCAGACTGACTGTTTAAACGCTCATCCTTTTGCAGGTTGTCAAAAAAAATAGCATTTGCGGAAATGCCGTCATTGCCGTCATTGCCGTCATCTGATTAAAATCAATAGCTTATCTATCTGTTTAAACAATGACCAAAAGCCCCGGCGACCGAGTTGGCGTCAGAAACAAAAAAATCCCCATGAGCCGAAGCTGATGGGGACTGGGTCTAAACTATCCAGACAATTACTTGGGTAATAATTAGGAAACACACCCCTAAAAACGTACCCTTTATTAATAAAATCATTCGCCGGTCATCTTCTTGCCATGTGCCAGACCTGTACGCTTTGTCTCTGCCTCGCTTTGCGTTTAAATACGGATGCTGATCTTTAGTTTCATCTCGCTTCATAGCTAGTACTCCTCTTCGCGTTCTATCAAAGCCGTGAACAACCACATGCCACGGTCACCACGGTTACCCCACTTCCACTGCCTTCTAGAATCCTCAAGCAGCTTAGATGCTGATGCTATGCCCCTCTTAGCCTGCACCTTTGTCAGGTAAAGATAGGCTGCATCGGTATCGGCTGTCCTCAGATTCAACAAATGCCTGACTTCACATTCATGCCGGAACTTCTCAGTGCTTTTCATTGCTCTTGACCCTAGCCTCATCCAGCGTGTCGGACAGGTACATCATGATCATCTCTTTACTGACCCCTGCCCTGATGCTGGCGCTGGCTATGAACGTCACCATCACTGGGATGATATCGTCCAGCGACTCGCCGTCTATCGCTGCATCAATCTTCTCGATCAACTTCATAAAGGTTCTGCTCATGCTCACCCCCAGTAACAGTTTGAGTAGGTCGATATCAGGGCGATGGTCAAAGCAATCACCAGCACCACCAGATACCCAGTCACCCCATCTTGTTTAAACTCATCGTTCATACTTTCTCCACGGTGTAATGGTCTATCTTAAAATCAACGCTGTCCCAGCCGCACTCCGCTGCGATCTCTGAGTCGGCACAATCGGTGTAGTAAAAACAGGTGATCAGCAACTCCTTTTTTGCCTCTATAAACCCCCACCAACAAGCCAGACAGGATGATGACCACTCAACGAGGTCACCATCATGCCTGCCCGTTGGTTGACAGCACATAGACTCCACCAATTCCACATACCGTTCACCAACCTTAGCCACAGCTTCTTCACGGGTCATCTTGATATTAGTCGCGTCCCCAAGATCAAACGGGTTGCTCTCAATTAGGTAGGGGTTCATAGCGGATACCAAGTCAAGATCGACAGGCAAGACACGGTGAAGATCCAGCTAATCCAAAGCGATTTTGTAAAGTTTGTCATACTGCCTCCAGTTGTTTAAACATCGGGAAGGATTTCCCCCAATGCCCCTCCGGGGCATTAGGTGAGAACCTCACAGCTTCTTGCGTACAGTCGTAAGCAGTGCATTGAATGACTTCTCTGCCAACTGGGATACGTCTCTCACGCATGTTGCGTTCACAAACACCTTGGTGACCTCGTCCGTTGCGATTCCGATAGCGATGATCACGATCCCCAACTTGTCTGCAAGGGTCTGCAGATGGATCAAGTGGTCCTTAACATAACCCTGTGCATCGGTCAGCAAGAATAGAATCTTCCTTCCTTCTGGTCTACGATGCAAATCCTCAAGCTGTACAGCGATAGCTGAGTAATCAGGGGTGCAGCTACTCGCGCACTGGTTGATGCCGCCCAGCGCCGTTGTAGCACGTTGTGGTGACACGCCCCAAGGCTTGAAGTCAATCAGATGCGGGGTCTCGACAACAGTACCGTTCCCAAGGATTGCAGGCAGTGAACCCCTAAATCCTGTCACGGCAAACGGTACACGGGCTTGCTGTAGCACCTTCGACAGGTGTATTGCGACAGCCTGCGCCGTAGCGATGCGGGTGACTCTCCTCTTGTTCTCGCCGTGCCGATCATTCATCGATCCAGAGCAATCGATCAAGATCGATATCGCGCTGGTCTCAGCCTCAACCAACTCCCTGCGAGAGAAGATGTTGTTACTACCAGCCGCAAACCTCGTAAGCGCCCTGCGGTCCAGCCTGCCTGACTCTTCCCGGCTCGACCAGCCCACAAAGTCCAGAGACTTGAGCAGCTTCCTCAAATTGTTTGAGGTAACTCCCAGTCCGCTGGGCTTGTTAGCCAGCACCTCGCTGTATGTGTAATCGCATTGTTCTTTGTGCAGTTCCATTTTATTCTCCTAGTAAAAACGCAGTGATTCGCGTGTAGGTTTGCCAATACTTGGTCTTGGTTGAAGTACGTCAGCCAAGGCGGTCAGAGGGGTGAACCGACTGGAGATTTTCTCGTCCGGCTCGATACCACGCCCAACCTCTTCTCCCTGCCCGTCTGGGTGAGGGTCATCTTCGCCCTTGCCCTGCCCCTGCCCTTCGCCTTCGCCCTCATCTTGCCCCTCGCTCTCGTCTTGCCCCTTGCCCTCGTCCTCGCCTTCGCCCTCGTCCTCGCCTTCGCCCTCGCCAGACTCTGGCTTGCCCTCCGGCTGGCTCTTGGGTTCTGGCTTGTCTTCGGGCTTGTCTTCGGGCTTCTCTGCCTGTGTCTTCTTCAGCCTGCGATACAGTTCGATTGCAATCTTCGCAATCTGCGCTGTGTTCTTGGCTTTTTTTGCAGCGGTCAACGCCCAGCGCAGATCGGCAGCGTAGCGAGACTCATCGAGTACAGATGGTGCGTCAAGGTTGTAGCCGTTTAAACGCCGCCCTTCGATAGCCAGTTGAAACGGGATGTTCTTGAAATCGTCCGGCTCGACATACCCGTCTTCCAGCACGTTATTGACCAGCGACTCAAACAGGGCGCGGCTGTTAGGTGCGTAGCCCGACTTGATGACCTTCCATTCGATCCGGGGGTCTTCAAGCCCGTTGATCAGGTTACCGACATACGCACCATGCTTCGCCCTCGCAGAGTCCCAAGGTTCATTCTGGGTAAACCAGATATGACCCAGTTCATGCAGAACATAGCCCAACAAGTCATTGAACAGCGCGACCGGTACGTCCTTGGTCTCGTCAACAGCAGGCAGAATAATATGTGCTTTTCTGCCCTCGAACCTGACCCCTGCGGTCTTGCCAGACCACAGGATATCAAGCTTCCAGTCCTTTTGACCGGAGGCACTCAACACCCGTTCGAGTGTAGCCTCCAACCCTCTTTTCGCATCAAGTGCTAACATTAGACACCTCCTAGAGATTGTTTAAACGCTGCGATATCGATCTGAGCATTGAACACCCCGCGCAACTCAGGCTCACAATCAGCCGGGAATTTGTTGATGATCGCGTTGACGAAAGCCTGCTCAACAGGCAGCCCCTTCTTGACAGCCCTCGCCCATGCAAACAGTTGACGTAATGAAGGGGGTTGGGTCAACAGCCCCGCCCTTGCTTTCTCACGCGCCACATTTGCAAACTGGACGATTGAGATCGCAGCGTCCAAGGGCAGAGCCGTGCGGTTGATGATCAAATTGCACTCGTCAGCCGCCGACAGGTACTCAAAACGCAGAGTGAAGCTGAAGCGATCCAGAAAAGCTGAGTTCTGTTCACGCACCCCAGCAAAATTGCCAGACGTATCGCCGTGTCCATTGGAGTTGTCAGCACCAAAAAACACTACATGGCTTGCGACTTGAATCCTTTCGCCTGTCTCTGCAATGGCAATGGCGCGATGGGGGCTACGCTCACATAGACTGTGCAGAATCGACACCGACTGCGCTCTTGCGAACCCGATCTCATCTAGCAAGATGATTGAGCCAGCGTGTTGAATGGCTTGCGTGATGATGCCTGCCTTCCATACGACAGAAGAGTTCTCAATCGTGTTACCGCCGATGAAGTCAGCCCGTTCCAGCGCCTCGTCAAAATTGACTCTGAATAGCTTGCGCTTTAAACGAGCCGCCAACTGGGTCACGAACTCAGTCTTGCCAGTGCCACGCTCACCAGCCAGCCAAATATTGTCTGGGAGGACATCGTCCAGAGCGATTAAACTCTGATGGAGGTGCGATGGGTTGAAGACGTAGTCATCGACCAACTGAGGGGCTTGTGGATCGTCCCAGACACCAACAAGAAGGTCACTGAAGTCAACATCCCCATAAGCAGTGACTGGGAATATATCGCCCGCCCTTGTTAGCTTGAATGCACCCACTGCATTCGCTACTTGGGTCAGCTTCTCCGGTGTTACTTCAGTACGGAACTGATCAAACAGGTTCGCCAAGGAGGCTTGAATATGTGCCTCGTCCGGCTTGCTGATGGCTGCGACACGAGTCTCCAGCTTCGCAGACAACTTGGAAAAGTCACTGCGTAACTGGGTGAGAGCCGTGCCAACGTCCGTGCTGGTTCTGCCTATGACTGCTAAAGCCGACTCGACCTGAGTCGCTGCACCCTGCGCGGTTGCGCTGATAGCATTGACTTGCTGGCGCAGAGCATCATCTACAACAGCCCCAACGGGTTTGGCTACAGATGCCCTGATACGCAGCACCTGATCGAGACCTAGTGCGCCGCTCCATATCAGATCGGTCACCGCTTGCGATGCGGACGCCTTGTCAGCACTTGTCAGAACACCAGCCAACTCCTGTGCTGCATTGAGTTGACCCAGTGAAAGCAGCACTATTTGTGCCTTTACATCTTTTTTGGTAGTCATTTTGATTAGCCTCCGGTTAGATTACAAATGTGTTTCGGTCATTCGGGCAAATCGGTAGACCCTGATCAGCCCATTTCTTGGTGATGCGTACAACGTACCCACAAGCTGGGCAGCAAGCCTTCAGCAGCCTAGTAGCCTGAATCTTCCGACCCGATACGTTTAAACGAGCGTGAGGATAAGCCCCGATTTGGTCGAGCAAGTTAGCGAATTTCTCGCGAAACAGTTGCCCAGCAACGGTCGCAGTCGGCTTGCCTTCAAGCCATAGCGCTCTAACACAAGTCCTAAAACGAGTGCCATGCCCATCGCCATCAGTCGCTGCGTGAGCCAACTCATGCACTAGCACAGCGAATACATCGACCTGATCATCGACAGTCGGTGAGATCAGAATCTCGTGACTGCCGTCACTACTGGCACTGGGCGACCAATGCTCGCCGATGTTCCTGTTGTTGGCTTTAGCCCTGCTGGATGGGAATCCACAGGTCACCCTGATCTTGTCAGGTAATGGGAATGAAACAGAATCAAACACTGGTCGCAACTCCGAAACTGCCGCATCCAGCCAGTCTTCACGATTTTTGTAGTTCATTTTTTCTCTCCTTGGTTTTGTATTTCGCATACAACCTCATCACCATCGCACTCAGGTTGTAAATTTCCGCATTCAAATAACTCCCAAGCCTCTGCCTCTGAAGCCGCGGTGACAGTCGTTTTTTCGTAAACAGTTTGCCAAAAAATATATTTGTTGTTCATTTTTTCTCTCCAGATTAGTTGGGAAGGACTTCCCCCAATGCCCTAACAGGGCATTAGGTGACACCCTAAACGTCATAGCGATGATGAATAATCGCTATCACCTTGTTAGCCGACTCGCCCTGAGTGGTTGTCACCCTGCGGCAGAAATAGCCGCCAGCCTCTTGGTAAGTTTCCCTATATACCTGTGGCAGCAGCCAATCCTCTGCATCTTCCGGTGTCAGGTCATCAACCCAGCGGGTCAGCAACACATACTCATCACGACCGTCATCATGAGGGATTGTGCCTATCGCCTCTGTTGTAATGTCAAACTCGTTATCGTCGTTCATTTTATTTCTCCAGATAGTTGGGAAGGATTTCCCGCTATGCCATGTGGCATAACGTGACTCCCTCGAATAGCAGAGAAACAGGTTTCACCTAGATTCGTACTCGTCCGGCATTCCACGCCGGAGTCATCGCAGTCATATCTGACTTCATCTCGTTCATCGCTTCCCAGCGATTACTAGCCTTGCCAGAGCAGCGACACAGCCTCGCTGCTGGTTGCGGGTGCTAACACGTTCAACCCCTCCCGCCTTGCTACTTACTTAAAACATACAACGAAACAGAATTTTGATAGTGTTTAAACGCAATTGCAACCATTTTCTGTTAAACAATTGCATCTAAATGATAAGCCATTGATTACAAGCTGTTCTTAGTTTTGGATAAAAGAGAACAAATAGATGAAATCGGGGGCTGTTAGCCCTAATAGCGAAGCGATACGACATGATCTACTTGAATTCATGTCGGACATTATCTGGTGCAATTAATGTCGTAAAGATAACAAACACGGGGCATGAGACTGGACATTGTCAGAGACAAATAGCCGCTACAAAGTACTGCGCTTGACACGAGCCGTGTAAACAACGAGCGTACAGTGATGCTATGAGTGCAACGGTTAGTATGCAGGCATAGCAATCGATGCCGATGACTATCAAAAGGAACGCGATAATGACCAAAGCAGACAAATTAAGAATGAATGAATCAGGTGCTATCAGATTGACTGATGATGACAGTAGCACTGAAGGACGAGGAGATTCTAAACGCGAAGCGAAACAGCAAACCGATGCAAAGCAACAACAGAAGAGAACTAACAGAGGCAGAAAAGAAAAGGATTCTAGTTCAGCCCTTACAGCCATTAAGAAGCCGCTCACTCGACTCACTGCTAATCAGAGAGCATTCGCAGAACATCTAGCCGCAGGACTTAACCAGACAGAAGCCTATATCAAGGCATACCAAGTGCGAACAACTAACCGCAATGTGATCTCGATCAATGCAAGTCGGCTGGCGAGAGACAACAGAATCTCTATGCTACTAGAGTCGTACACAGACTCAATCGCAGCACGGGTCGTGGAGGATGCAACGAGGACGAGGCGGTATGTACTCGAAGAGTTACACGGTCATGCTAGTAATGTGCAGAGAACGCCAACAGAGAAACTACGCGCACTAGAATTGATGGGCAGAGCAATTGGAATGTTCACAGACAAGCTAGAGACCAAGGCAGAAGCCATCAGCACTGAACAACTGAAGAAGGAACTACGCAGCCATTTAGTATTGTTAGACAACGTCAGACCAATGAAGACAGTAGAGATCATCGCTGAAGACGCAATCTGTTTAAACGATGATGACCTGTAGAACGAGGCACAGAGCCATTCTACGACCCCACGGAGGCGGTATCCACCTGTGGTGAGGAGGGACTCCCCTCCGTCTATACGCTATGATCCACTCCCTCTA